ACCGGCTGACGCTATGCACGATATACACAAATAAAGAAAAACACTTGTACACTGACAGAAGACACAGGCAGGGTATTACAATAGATGGGAATTATGTAAGACAATGGCATATGTAATATAATGGATATCTTATAGATGAGCATATGGTTAACTGAAAGATTACATATGGTTAACAATTAAGTTAAGCGGTAAATGATAAATGACTGTAAGATGCTGGAAGTATGAATTAATGGTTAACTGTAGAAGGGAAGGAGGTTAACAGTTAGAAAGTTGACGGTTCGCATATGTGAAAGGTGGGGCTAATCGTTTGATAGTTTCGCCTATGCCATACCATCGAAATATGTCAGTATTCTGACGCTCATCACAGCCGCTATTTTACATTATCTGGGAATAGGTATTGCGTGTCGTTAACTGGACGGCCTTGCATGGTTGACAATGCCAGATATATCAGCAGATCATGCTATTTTACAAGGAATGGACAAACTGTAAGAAGTAGGAAGTTAAACGCAAGAGTTTACATAAACCTTTGCGCCGACATTCTCGACAAGTCATAACACGGCGGGGCAAGTTTAGGAGTGCCTTTTGGGAATTCCTGGGAGCGGGGCGCGCCCTAAGACATTGGCCCTCTCTGTGGGTATATTTTTGATAATATTTGACCAGCTTGACTACCTTCTTGAGGGTGTTACATGAGGCTGTCTAAAATTATCACCCTACTATTAGCTGTTCTAGGGGTGGGCAACTTCCTTTAGACCAGCTTCTTTTTGCCGTATATCTAGGGTTATGAAAAATAATTATAAAATTTATGAATATTTAGGGTAAAACAGCCCAAATCGCCCTGACAAACCACCTATATATATATATGTAGGGACTAAATTATAAGAGGTGAGTTTATGGCAGAAGCGAACATCGTAACAGCGAATCAGAGTAAAATCGATGCGTATGGCATTGCCGAAAAGGTAATGGAATTGCGGCAAGACTTATCGCTAGAAGATGCGGCTGAAGTCATAAACGCCTACCACTTGCCAGAGGGTGCTGACCCAATCTCTAATATGGCAATTATGCGTTGGGAGAAAAAGAACAATGTTGTCTATAAGAGAGATACTCAACTGGCAATAGGTGTACCGACAAGTGCATGGACTGAGATGACAAATCTCAAAAGCCGATCCTACAAGCATATGCAGAGGGTCAATAAGAAACTTGATAGTGTCTTCAGACTATTAGATGCACTAGAAGTACCGGATGATGTTGACGAGAAGATAAAGACCAAGGTTAAGATTGGCAATACCCTCTCAGAGGTTGCCTCACTCTCTACGGCCTACACTACGGCTATTAAGACTCATCAAGGTATTGTTGAGCAACAGGTCAAGTATGAAAAGGAAATGTTGAAGACTGAGCAAGTTAAGCGAGTCCTTAATGTCATCCTTGCCACTCTTAAAGAATACCCAGAGGTTCAAGCTAAGTTTATGGCTAGGTTTAGAGAGATGGAAGAGTTTGAGATTATGAATGCCCTTTAAGACAAACATTTCTTACTCGGTAAAAATTAGGCCCACAGGCCTATTTATATTCTTTATTACTCCTTCTTTATTTAGGTAAAGTTTCTTTACCGCTGTTTGAAAATTTCTTTACCGCTACACTTATCGTGAAAGGGGAGCGAAGCCAATGGCGAGAAGGCATTTCGAGCAACAGGGCCGCAAGAATCGCGATCAAAAAGCTCAAAACGAGCAAGAGGCCTTTTACGAACAACGCAAACCAACCATTCGATATGACAAGCCGATCCCCATCACGGACAACCATCGGCACTACCACAACCTCTGTAAGAATCCCGAGAAGAAGATTGTCCTAGCGGACGGTTGGGCTGGCACAGGGAAAACCATCGTAGCCGCCTATTACGCCGCACAGGCATTAAGAAAGAATTCTATCAAGAGCATTGTAGTAATGCGTAGCCTGGAGGGTGTGGGCAAAGACCCAGGAGCCTATCCCGGTAACTCCTATGAGAAGAACGAGCCGAAGCTCAAGCAGTTGCTTAATTACATCTCAGCCTTCACTGGCACGGATGTCCAATCGCTTATGGCAAACGAACAACTCAAGGTGTGCGGCCTGTACGATGTGCAGGGCCAGGACTTAACCGGAAGCTGGCTGGTGGTTACCGAGTGTCAAACCCTCACCGCCGAGCAGATGTACCAATTGTGTACTCGCGGTGCTGAAAAGCTGATCCTCGAAGGCGACACTTGCCCAGCGCAATTAACGAACCGCAAAGTAAAGGTAGGCGAAGATGGCCTATCTTTTTTACTTGACACAATCGGTGATCTCGACATCGTAGGCCGGGTCAATATGGGCGAGACAGAAGACATCGTGCGCCAGGACTACATGAAGAAAATCATCATGCGGATGATGCCAGCCCTCGAAGCACTTCGTAACAAATAACATTTGCGCGGCAGACTCTTTAGGCCGATCAGCCTGACAAGTACAACGCTGAGAATCTTGCCGCGCATTCGTTTTATTTTAATTGCCCTCCCAGAGGGCTTTTAAAATCACTTCTTGATTGGAGATATGGCATTGAGAACTGACGAGAAGCCCTTAAAGAAAATAAACAGAAAGCGCAGAATCATCGATAAACTCAACGAATACGAGGCTTTTTACGATGATGACAGCGAGATAGGTGAGGAAAATGGCTCGAAAAGCGAAACCTCGCATCAGAATCGAGACAAACGGCACTTATAAAGGCACGAAGCTGTTTATCAACGATGTGCAGACACCGTTTGATGCTCTCCATTTTGTTGGCGACAAGAATATCGATTTTGATCTGGTAATCAGCCTATTCCAATCTAAAGCGACCAAGCAAGGCTCAAAGGATGCCGTTGGCCCAGATGCTATCGGGTTCGCAGGGCCATGCGAAGAAGACGAGTATTACGATGATGAAGATTACGAAGACGAATAAATAAAGGAAGAGGAGAGTGACGCTATATGGCAACAGTAGTTACAATTTCCATTAGCAATTCCGGCATCGTTTTAGCATTGAATGTAGACGGCGTTGATGTTTCTCCGGTATCGATTCCTGCCGCCCCAGTAGCTCCGCAAGTTATCGCTGGGCCTCCTGGCCCTGCTGGCCCTTCCGGTAAAGACGGCCTCGATGGCGCACCGGGTAAAGACGGTAAGGATGGCGCACCTGGAGTTGCTGGCCCGATTGGCCCTGCTGGCGCAGACAGCCTTGTAGCTGGCCCTGCCGGTAAAGATGGCATTGACGGCAAAGACGGCGCACCGGGCAAAGATGGCGTTGACGGAAACGGTATTCCTGGCCCAGTTGGCCCTACTGGCCCCGAAGGCCCGATTGGCCCTGCCGGTCAAGACGGTAAGGATGGCAAAGACGGCGTGGACAATGTTGGCGTTGGCCCTGTTGGCCCTGCTGGTAAAGACGGTGTTGACGGTAAGGATGCTCCTGTAGCCCCTGCCGCCGATCCTATCGCTCCTCCGGTAGCTGATCCAATTGTAGCCGCTCCAATAGTTGAGCCTACCGTTGACACCAAGGTTGACACTTCGGCGCCAGCTACTGGCACAGCTTCCAATGCTGGAGACAATACGGCGATTCCTGCGGCCCCGGTTAACCCGACCACTGCTAATACGGCTGATGCTCCGGTTGATCCGAATGCCGCACCGCCTGTAACCAATACTTGAAGGAACCTATGGGGATTGCTGGGGTAACGCCCAGCTTTCCCTTTTTCATGGGGCGATAAGACAATGGCAGTCCAGCAGTCTCCAAAACTGCTTACTCTGGTTCGATTCCAGATCGCTTTGCCAAACTAAAAGCCCCACCACGCCTAGAGCGAAAGCTTGCGTACCACGGTGGGCCGTTATAATTTGTGTCGGTATTCAAGTGGTCAAAGAAAGCTGTCTGTAAAACAGATGCTTCGGCTTCGTAGGTTCGACTCCTACCCGGCACACCACATGGGAGCGTAGCTCAACTGGATAGTTAGCAATCGGCTTTTAACCGATAGGTTGTTGGTTCGAGTCCAACCGTTCCCACCACACTGAGAGGTAGCCAAGTGGTACGGCAGATGGCTGTTAACCATCTACGCGCTGGTTCGATCCCAGCCCTCTCAGCCATACATACCGGCGAAATTCGCTGGTTAAATTGACGAGGTCTTGGGTACGGCGTTTAGTTCTTGCAAGAACCGCCTGGAGTTCAATTCTCCACTCGTCAGCCCCTTGCCGCCATAGCACAATGATGGTGCAACTGCCTTGTAAGCAGTTGGTTGTGGGTTTGAGTCCTACTGGCGGCTCCAAAAAAATAAACCCCTGGAAAGGGCTAGTAGGTTCCAAGGAGAAGGCCGTTCACCTTAGATACCGCTATACCCTTGTCTAGGAGTTCAATTCTAAAGTACCACATTTTAAGTTACCTGTAAATCGTTGGTTTTACTGGAGGTTTTCATATGGCAAAACAAGTAGGAGGTAATAAAATCTTCCATGAGTTCCTTAAAGAGGCTGGGCCTCGGGAGCTTTCGGAATCACAGAAGAAGAATGAGCGAGTGGCGGCTTGCGCCGAGGATATGCGTAAATTCGCGCAGACCTACTTCCCAGATATCTACGACAAAGAATTTTGCGAGTTTCACAATGAGATTATCGACAGTTTGCACGATATGCTTTTCAAAAAGAAATTGCTGAAGAATCTGTACTGCCGAGCGGCTCCTCGGGGCCACGGTAAGTCGCAGATCATAAGTTTCCTTCTAATAATATGGTGCATCTGCTACAGCTACAAAAAGAATATACTCCTCATCTCCGACACCAACGATCAGGCCAGGAGCTTCATCATGGCGATCAAGGCCGAGCTTGAGGACAACGAGCTTCTTATAGCTGACTTCGGTGAGCTTGCCGGTAAGAGCATTTGGTCACAGGACAAGATCGAGACTGCTAACAAGGTTCACCTCTTCGGGCGTGGATCGGGCCAGCGTCTTCGCGGAGCCAAGCATAGGAATACGAGGCCGGATTTGGTCATAGTAGACGATCTCGAATCGGATGACCAAGTCGAAACGCTTCTTCAGCGCAACAAGCTCAAGAACTGGTTTATGAAAGCCCTCATGCCAATCGGTACGCCGGTCACAGATTATGTCTATATCGGCACGATCTTGCATTACGAAGCTCTGCTGAATACCGTACTCACCGACAAGAAATTTGCCGTGTGGAACCGCAAGATTTACCAAGCGGTCTATAAGTTTTCGAGCAGCCCTCTTTGGGATGAGTGGGAAAAGATCATGGTTGACCTCACTCGGGACGATCCGGCGGCAGACGCTTACGCTTTCTATCAAGCTAACCGAGATGAAATGCTGACCGACATCGACACCCTTTGGCCCGACCAAGACCCAGATTATTACTACAGCCTCATGGTTACCCGGCTGATGGACGAAGCTTCCTTCCTCTCAGAGTATCAAAATAGCCCGGTTGATCCGAGCAAAGCCGAATTCCGTGAGGAATGGATTCGATACTACGAGGAATTGCCCGAGATTATTGAGGTTCACGGCGCATGTGACCCATCGCTTGGCAAGGCCAAAAGTGACCGGGGAGCAATAGTTTGGCTCGGCAAGGGCCGGGACGGCTATGTATATGTCCTTGAGGTCGAAATGGGAAAATACAAGCCCGACACCTTGATCGACATGATAATCGCCGGTGCTGTCAAGTACCAGCATCTGCCGACTAAGATAAGCATTGAAACCGTCCAGTTCCAAGCGATGTTTGCAGATGAGCTTAGAAAGAGAGCTTTGAACGCCGGGATGCCGCTAGACATCGAGGAGTACAACTCGAAAGTTGAAAA